TGATGTATGTTCACAAGATAATCAGCGATGGTATCTTTGCCTGAACCTATGAATCCGCATACTCCTATGATCATACCAGTTCCTTTACTTTGAGATATTCCAAACAGTCCCACAATAACCGTATCTGCCTCCGGCAATCTTCCAGGGCATGATGGCTGGCAGGGTATTTTTGTAGATTGGGTACCAAACTAAACAGGGTGCGGCTGTCTCGCACAGAGAAAAACTTCCAGGGCAGGGCCATGTTTTCACTCTTGTAAGCATGCTCTAGGATGTTCATGTCATAGGTCGGTCCTTGGGCCCAAACATGCCTAGCGTGCCAGGCCAAGCGATGCAGGCCTTCCAGGGCTTCACGCAAAGGTATGCGATTGTCCTCGCCAAATGCTTCTTCGCGGATGTCTGCGGGTTGGGTGGCCCACCATTGCAGTGTGCTTTCATCTATGGCGCGGCCTTCTTGGCTTTCCAGCGTGACCCGGGCATAGAATTCTCTACCAAAAAAGCCACGCTCCAAGGGATTGAACTCCTGGGCCGCTATGGTCAGTATGGTGGTGTCGGGTGTGGTCGCAAGACCCTCTATGTCAATCATTAAATCCATTCAATGATTATAACAGAGATTTTGGTTAGATGCTAGAGAGTTGTTAGCCAATGACAAAAGTCAGCGGTTGGCTGGCATCCACATAGCGTTTGAGTTCATCTATGAGTATGTCCATGGCTTCTTTGGCTTCGGTTTTCATGGCCGCACCATTGAGGCTGGTCCCGCCCTGTGGTCCGGCGATCTGGGCAAACTTTTCACGTGCTTCGCCGATGATCATTTTGCATGCGGCTACCATATAATCGCGGATCCACTGTTGGATCTGGATATTGGCCAGCAAAGCAATTTCGGGTTTGAGTTGATATACCCACAGCAAAAGCACTTCACCTTCACCTTTGGGATCACGCATGAACTGTATCTGCTTGGTGACAGGGTTGTAGGTGTAGTTCATGAAACCACCAAACATCCTGGCTGCCAACTCTACATATTGGGTATAGAAATCATAAGTGGCCAACCCACCAGCAGAACTGTAGTTCAACAAATAGGTGTTCAGCGTGGCACTGGAGAACGGATCAAAACTGGAACTGTATGGGCCTTGTATGTTGCCAATGGTGCGGCGGAACACTTGGCGCACAACTTGAACTTCTTGCGGTAGCGTGTAGATGTTGACGTTTTCTATCAACGGCAGGAAGATATAGCATTCTTCGTAGGCATTTTCTGCTCGTTGGCGATAGGTGCCGATGGTTCGTTGATAGGCCGCTTCATAGTGTGCAGGATCTAACTCAAGATCGATGATCTGATCGCCCAACTGGAGTTGCACATATTCGATGAGGTTTTGCTTTAATGTTTCTAGCGTTGATGCAGTCTGATCTACCATTACAGGCTCCTATACAACTATTTAGCGGAAGAAGTCCTGACAATGGCCCTCACGTGAAATGTCATTGGTCACACAATGAATACCACAGTCCCAAAAATATTTGTGTCGGAACGGGACAACATGCACTTCTATACCGTGTCGCGCACAGGCTTTTTCGACTCGATCGTTGTGGGTAGAAACCACGATATTTTTGGGATCTACGATCAGGATATTGACATCAAACACAGTTTCTGACACCTGTCCAACCCATTCATCAAAGTAATGATCTACCATGTTTATGAGATTGTTATCTTGCTCAAATCCCGGCATAAACCACCGTCCTTTGTTGCGTTTCATACTGAACTCAAACTCTCTCATGTGGGCATAATTGCTGGGTGGTAGATACACCACTTCCCATCCTGGAAAAGTATCCGCATAGGTGGGCACATCATTGAGACTGACTATCAAACCTGGTGTAACAGGGCAATACACAGCATCTCCGTGACCGCCCGAATTGACCACATGATTTCTCGTGGTCGGAAATAATGCATTAACTTGATCTAATATGGCTTTTTTATCATCATAGTAAGTCTGCGTGGCAAAGTATAGATCTTGGCCAATGCGACTCACAAAGCACCCATTGATGAAATCGAGATCAGTGTAAACTATATCTGTGCCACTGCTCTTTATCTCGTTTAAAATATGCGGATAAAAATCCAATTTGGCGTCAAGATGTTGTTGATCTATTCCACAGAATATTTCAAACTTCTTACGAACATCGTCGGCATACTCAGGCCAAGCATCATAGAAATCTTTTGGACGCACATAATCGGGCCACCAATTCATTTTGTTCTGGCGATAAAATACCGACCAGGCATGACTGGCATTTGGCTCTCGCGGTATCCAGAAACGATCCTGGATCATGATAAAATAATCACGAGGAGCGGTGGGTGGTTGCACCCATTTGCCATCGATATAAAGACTATCGAGATTTTCTGGAAACTGGGGCCTCACCACCCGGACCCCAAATCGATCTTGCAAGAGTGTAATCAGTCCTTGATAATCTTCTTCAGTTTCTTGTGCAAGATTTTCAAATTTTTCGCGGGTCTTCGAATCTTTGATCCACTTGTAAAATTCGGGCGGATATGTTCGTCCCACCATGCATACTTTGAGTGGATCCCAGTGTTGGTATACGGAATACATTAGATCTTTCAATAGGTTTTCAAGATAACAAGATTTTCATTTCCGCGACCATTGAACTTGATCTCCGTGGCTTTGATATCTTTGAAGTATTTACGAGCCGCGGGTTTACCACTTGACAAAAGTGCTTTGAGTTGTTCTGCAGGTTTTCTCAAGGTTTTCTGTTGCGTCAGTGTAGGGTCAAAACCCACGATACTGGACCCTTTGACGCTCACAGTGCCTGCATGAGTATCTGCTACCACATGCACCAGTTTGCGTTTTTTGGTATCATACAACCATGCTTCTGAAGCACCAACCAATTTGGCCGGTGATTCGGATGTGAGTTTGAGTTCAGCAAAGTCTTTCAAAAACTTGAACTTGGCACTTTGTTTTTCTGGACTCACGGCTTTTTTGGCACGCGGCTTGCGCTCGACTTTCTTGATCTGCACATAACTGCCACAGTCGGCAATAACCTGCTCGGCAAACTTTACGAAGTTTTTGATCTGGATTTTGCTCCAGGGGCTGTAACCTTCTACCAATTGCGCATCTCGGCCTGCGAGCACTTCCTCAAATTCGCTTAGGCGATTTTTCCAATGATCGGCGATGGTATTCACCATCTGCGGTGCCACATTCATACCACGCAGGATGGTGATAGGCTTGAAGTCTGCTGACATTTTGGCGCCGGATACGATGAAGTCGTCAAACATGCCCTCAAGTTCGCCCGCACACTCTGAGACTTTTTCACGCAGGCGATCCTGGATGGTAGGACCTCGGACCAACTCTTTTTCCGCTGTCTTGATTACTTCTTTTACAGCACGAATGCTTTTTAGATGCGCAACAATGGCATTGTCTACTGTGAGTTCTTCGTGTTCATTAAACTGATACCCCATGAGGTTCATGCGGCACAACCAGCCTACTTGGTTGCCGATGGTGCTTTCTGGCACGCGACCAAAGTCTTTGGCATCCCGCTGGCGATCGTTGCGGATCAACCAATCGATCACAAACTCTTTCACGGTTTTTTTGTCATAGTGATAGCCATACCAAGTAAAGGCCGCGATCAACTTGCTGTTGCGATTTTCCGTGTCGGGTTGGGTGCGCCATTCGGGTTCGGAACCTGTGTATTTGAGATCCGGAGATTTCGGGTGCAGGGCCTTGAGTGGTTTGAGTGCTGTTTGAGTTTTCATCTTTGCTCCTTGTGCATGAGTTTAGCCATCAATATATGTGCTTCAAAATTTTTCAATACTTCCTCTGCCCTGACCAGTAGATCATCAAACAAGGAAGATCCACGTCCACGACGACGACAGTTGACCCATTCCGAATCGGCTTGTGCCAGCAATTCATACACAGCACGGTGCCAGGTATAAAATTCTCTGGTGCCCATACTGGCGCCTATGCTGTTGCGATGTGCTTGATCCAAACGATCATGCAATTTTTGCCAATCTTCCAGGTCCATTGTGTATTTTAGCACTTTCGGAAAATCTGGTCAACCTACCCATAAATACAGCACTATGCCCAGATTAAGCCTTTATCGCCCCAACAGGCAAAACGATTACAAGTTTTTGGACCAAACCATAGCCGAAATGTATCAGGTTGGCGGCTTGGACATCTTTGTCCACAAGTATCTGGGCCCGCAACCACATGGCGACGATAGCAGTAGCCAAACTGGTGGCACACAAGATGCCACACAACCAGCCTACAGCTATACCAATCCCTTGTTCGTGGAAGATCTGTTGCTGATAGAAAATCGCGACAGAAAATACGATCAAGACATCTATATCATGCGCGGTGTTTACAATCAGCAGGATATCGACTTTGATCTCAGCCAGTTTGGCCTGTTCTTGAACAATGACACCCTGTTCATCACTTTCCATTATAACGTGATGATCGATACCATGGGTCGCAAACTGATGTCGGGTGACGTGCTAGAATTTCCCAATCTCCGCGATTACAACCCACTGAACACAGCACTACCAAAAGCCCTGCCTCGCTACTATGTGATCCAGGATGCGGCATTTGCTTCAGAAGGTTTCAGCCAAACCTGGTTGCCGCACCTGTGGCGAGTGAAAGCCACGCCCTTGGTTGGTGCGCAAGAATACAACGACATACTGAACAAACCTTTTGCTCAAGACAATATCTGGGATCCGGGCAACTACTATCCGTCAGGAAGCATAGTGCTCTACGGCGACACCTATTACCGTGCCATACAGAACACTCCGACCAGCACTGAAATAACCAACACTACCTACTGGCAAGTCTACACTCCCGAAACCATCCAGGAGTCGATCGGCACACGCAAGAAAGATTACGAACTCAACGACGCCATACTCACACAGGCCGAATACGAAGTTCCGTTGTCAGGCTACGACACAGTTAAGTTTTACATCGTGCCCACCAACCCAGATGGCACGCCTGCTGATCCTGCTTCCATCCCCACTGCCGATTACACAGTGGTCACTGTGGATACCACGCTGACCAATGTCAGCGATGGCAATGTCAGCCCTACTAGTGACGGCTACACATCAGGTTATTTGACCGGTGATGGTATCGCACCCAATGGCCTGCCTGTGACACCGGGTATAGCGTTCCCATTGAATCCCAGCCAAGGCGATTATGCCTTGCGCCTGGACTACTTTCCCAATCGCTTGTTCCGATTCAACGGTGCTCGTTGGGTCAAGATCGAAGACAATGTGCGCACCAATCTCACTCCGGGTCCAGACAACAAGACCATGCGGTCGGGCTTCGTCAACAACACCAACACAACACAGACTGCAGATCGTGGACCCATACCACAGCGCCAAGGACTGTCCAATATTCTCAAACCCGAGGCGGATAACTGATGCAACAATTCTTCTACGACGAACAGATACGCAGATTCCTGCTACAGTTTACCAGGATGTTTTCCAACTTCCAGTGCGAATATGGGCGTAACGACGAAGGTGTAAAAGGCCTTATCCGCGTGCCCATCCGTTACGGTGACGCCAGCCGCCAGGCACAGACTGTGCTACAAAACAATTCGGCGTCAACACTGCCATCTACACCGCTGATGACATTTTATGTCACTGATCTTGAGTATGCACGTGATCGTGTGCAAGAGCCTTACTATGTGGAAAAAACCAATGTTCGTCAACGCTATTGGGACACCGATACACAAAGTTATGAGACCACACAAGGCAATGCGTTTACCATAGAACGCTTGATGCCTGTGCCTTTTAATTTGAAACTGCGATTGGATCTTTGGACTTCCAATACCAACCAGAAACTACAGATCTTGGAGCAGATATTGACACTGTTCAATCCTGCGTTGGAAATACAAAGCACAGACAACTT